GACCACATCGCAGTCTATGCGGTCGGGGTGAAACACTGATGCACTACACGGACATTTTCAACGCCATCGCAGGTCACATTAAAACAGCCTGGGACGTCGAGACCACATCGCCAGGTCGAGCTGCCAAGCCGCTGCCACAGCTGCCGCGAGCTGTGATTACGCTCGAGAGCTGCGACCGAGCTGCAGCTGGTCGGTCTGTCGAGCAGCAGTGGACATGGACCATCGCAGGCGAATTCGCACTGCCAGTGGGCAGCACCGATGCACAGAAACTCATGGCGGAAAAAGCCGAGGCACTCATCGACCTGCTGACACCATTTTCTGAAAGTTCAGGATCCATTCCAACATCGCCAGCCGCATTCGGTGGCATTGGCTACATGCCGATGGTGACGAGCTGGACACCGATTCCATTGGATGATGTCGACAATTCCTGCGGCGTCAGCATGACATTCACGGTGAATACAACTGTATGGCAGTAAAGCGCACGACGACTCAGGCGGCGCTTGCCATGGCTGAGAAAATGAAACGGCTAAACATGTCAATGGACAAGGCGGTCGAGGAAATCAGAGCGCAGATACGGCTAGACATGCAGGATGTGACGAACGGTGCAAAGCCGAGCGGCGAAGCGCGAATCAACTGGCTGGCGCGCATGGGGCATCCATACGGTCGAGGAGTCTCGGCAGCAAAGTCTACGCCGAACGGACGGAAAAGAGGTGCGGCGCAGTACAGGCGAGGACCAAAGGTCGGCAAGCGCAAAGGTTCTGCGCCGAATCTACCCATCGGTCGAATCAGTGGCAATCTGACACGTTCTGCCTACGTCACAAAACGTCGAGCAGGCGGCGCACACGTTATCACAGCTGGTTTCGGTCGGTCAGCCAAGGGCAGCATTTATGTGGTCCTGCCAGCAGGCACTCGAAAAATGGTTGGTCGAGGCGTCTGGGGCAAAGGGGAGAAAGGATACATCGGCGAGAAAATCAAGAGTTATCGAAAAGTGTTTCGGCAGATGTATCTTGATGGCAATCGGAAACCATGAAATCAAAGTGTCAAAATGAATTTATCAACAGGTAACCAGTTATGAAATACGCAGGCGATCTCACAGCATATACACTCGACGCAACCAGTGTTCTCGACGTTTTCACGAACGTCAGTTTTAAGGTTTCAGCGCAAGTCGAGGAGGGCAAGGGCGGAGCAGCCAGACATTCAAAAGCTGTACCTGTGAAACGAAGTTTCGAGGCATCGACCGAGCTGATGCGAGACGTCACAGGCACACGCCAGACCACACTCACACTGACGGTCGCGAACATCGTCGCAGACGTGCTGGCGAAGATTCGCACACTCAACATCAACATCTCGACAGCATCACAGGAATGTTCTGGTCGAGCTGATGGATTCATGACCTATCAGTCAACAGGGACCAAATTCACAGGATCCGCGACACTCCAGATTCTCGATGCAGACACATCGACTCTGATGGAAACACTCAACAATGCGACACTGTCATCTGTTGAAACCACACTGTCTGTCAGCATCGGCGGCATGGTTCTGGTGCTACCTGTGACGCTGACGACAGCTGAGCTGCGGACCGAGCGGGACGGGCTGATTTTGGTGAACATCGATTTCGAGCAGCGCGGCACTCCGACCACATCGACAGGCAACACTCTGTGGACAACTGCGCTCACTGGCGACACGCTGGTCACATTCGTTGCGACCATCACGACTATCGGGACGTACACTGGGACCACGCTGGTCGAGTCGGCGTCGCTGACGATGCCAGAGACTGGCATCGTGACTGAATCTTACACATTTAAGGGCATGGGAACTCTGGTTAAGAGTTAATGTAAGGAAACCTAACAAATGGCAAAACAAAACGAAACCAAGCGAGAAGGCGGATTCCGCGAGTATCAATGCGGAACTGCTGACGAAAAACCTGAGGCAAAACAGCCAGAAAAATCTGAGGCGAAAGCCGAGGCTGGCGACAAGTAATGGTCGGCGAGCTGCTGAATAAGATTCTCGAGACATCGGCGCCAGTCAGTGACACTGTGGAGGTGACAGTCGTCGAGGGCGTGAAGCTGCGGTTCAAAATCCTGATCGACATGGAGGAACGAATTCGCATTGAAAACGAGGTCACGCGCTGGGCAAAACAAATGTCGAAACAGATTTCCGAGGGCGCTGTGCTGCCAAATTGGAAAGACGTCGCGACATCAAATGCAGGCATTCTGGCACAGGCGAAAATGCTCGCCATGCTGTCGCTGGACGAGGAATTCCAGAACGAGCTGGCATGGCTGACTCTGGCAAAACGAGCAGCACCAGTGTTCGCTGGTACCATCGCGGCGCTCGATGCTGCAGCTGCTAACAAGACCAGCGAGTTCGCGGTATTCGTAGACGAAAAAAAAGACTTGAGCTGAATCGCGACTATGCCGCCAAATGCAGGGTCGCGGTCGATGTCTATGGACAATGGTTCGACGACCTGGACTCGCATCACCAGTATCGCGTCCTGCAAATTCTGGCACTGAACGAGGTTCAGCCGCCATCGCCGCAGCAAGTCATAATCGTAGGATAAACCATGTCAAAAGTCACAGTCGAAATAGTCGAGTCGCAGTATGTCTTGAATTCCAAGGGTTTCGAGGACGGCGCGAAAAAGGTCGCCGCGGCATCGGCTGACGCTGACAAGGCTGTCAAGAAATCAGGCGCATCGGCGCACTCAAGCGGTGGAATGCTCAAGAAACTCGGCGAAGGTGCGCAGCTGGTGACAGGGACCATCGGAGCAGCTGTCGGGGCTGTGGCTGCAATCGCTGTCCCATTGGTTCTTGGCGGAAAAGCGGCACTCGAGACGGCGACACAGTTCGACACATTGCAGCGATCACTGACAGCCATCACAGGCAGTGGCGAGCGGACAGGTCAGATTCTTTCATTCATCGACAAACTCGCGATTCCGTCGGTGTTCGACACAGCCACACTTGGCGAGTCGGCGAAGCTGCTCGAGGCATTCGGACTTAGCACCGAGCGATTCCTGCCGATTGCGGAAAAATTGGGAACGGTTTTCGGCGGGAATGCGGAGTCATTGAATTCATTCGTCTCGGCGCTCGGCTATATCAAGTCGGGTCGATTCGGCGAGGGTTTCGAGTCGCTGGCGAGAGGTGGCATTTCTAGAGAAGCGCTGGCTGCGCAGGGTCTGAAGTTCGACAAGGGTGGGTCATTCCAAGGAACGGTCGACCAGGCACTCACTGCGATTGAGGTCGTCGTGAATGCCAAATTCGGGAAATTGGCGGAGGAAATGGCGAGTGGTCCGATGGCAAAGCTGGCGTCGCTGGGCGACTCCTTCAACAGGGTTATGCGACAAATTGGTCTGTCGCTGATTGACTATGTGGTCCCAGTTTTTGAAACGCTGGCGAGCGCGATGGAAAACCTGACGAAGGTGAACGTTTTTGGCGACGCGGTGAAATCATTCGTCGGCACTCTGCAGGGCATTCCAAATGCGACGCTGGACGTCGAGGAATACCTACTAAATGTGGCTGGCGCATTTGTTGGGCTGGGTCAGTACCTGAAAAATTTCTATGACGGGATGATTGCATTCGGCGAGGGAATTTTATCGATCGCGGAAATGTTCCCAGGGATTAAGCTGCTGAGGGCGCATCTGGGATTCATTGGGAAAACACTTGGCATCGACAAATTTCTCGGCGAGGCGTACGGTCAGACAGCAGCATCGGATTTTATCGCACAGAAACGAGCTGAACTGTCAGCCAGAAAAGCCAAGGACGCCGCAGACGCTGCAGCTGGGGAAAACTTAGGGAAAACTGCTGAAGCACCGACAGGGGTTGCGACTCCAGGCGAGTCGGTCAAGGACCTGCTGAAAAACATCGCAGACAGCAGTGCAGGAACGAATGACAATACTAAAAAGATGGCGGACATAAACGACCGAGTCCTTGGCGGCGGCGGTCTGGCATCAAGAGGGTTAAGTCGCGAGGAAATGCAAGGGCTGGCAGGGAGGCGTCGGTCTGGCACTCAGGAAATCAAGTCACTGCTGGTCGAGCTAGGTTATGCCATCGAGCGTAACATGGTGAATGTCTCAGCGAAAAACATCGGCTATAACGTCAGCAGGCGGGAAGTGTAATGCCACGACCAGAATTCAGTTTCGATGTCGATGTGGCGCAGTGGCGACAGAGCAAGGACCGAATTGGGTTTTCGGCTGCTGGTGACGACTTTAATACTGGTCAATATTTCGCGGACACGTTCATCGATCCGCTGACATCGACTTTAATGCTGCGACCACGACCATTTTATGCAGCATGGTACACCAGCAATACTGCGCCGTACGACAAACTCGGTCTGGCGGATTTCGGACTCGGCGCGACCTGGTCAGTCACAGACATCACTGGAGTCGGTGGATCTAAATACCTGGAAGGTCCGACGTCTGCGAAAGGTACGTCGGTCATCACAACTGCGACGTACGCGAAAAACACAGGATTCTACGTCGGGTTTTTCGGCTACTCGGAAGGCAGTCGATACACACTGGCTGAATTCGGCTGGGACGCTGGGGGCAGTGTCACATCAAACACAGCATGCAGATTGTATTCCGATGGCGTCGTCGAGGTCTGGCGCGGCGGCATCAAAGTCGTCGAGGGTCAAGTGTCTGGTGCGAAGGGCAGCGCGACCATTCAAAACACACTCATCGAGCTGGTGCTGATTCCGTGTCGCCATCGTGAGCTGCTGGTCCTGTCGACTGCTGGAAATGGTGTGCGCGCAGTGTTCGACGACATTCTTGATTCCGACACAGATCCAACCATCACGCCAGCCACAAAGTTTTGGGTGAAAATGTACGGGACCGTCAAATTTCAGGCAGCGCCGCTGAAGTTCGCCACGTCAGGCTATGCAGCATCCATGCTGTACGACCTGGCGGAAGCGCCAGCCACAGGTGCGGTTCTGGAAACGAATACGAATCCGAGCTGGGCGTCTGGGTCAGGTCGAGTGTACGGAAACCAAAGCTACAGGACAGGCAACACCGATGCAGTCGTCGCATCGCTGACTGACACTGACGGGACCACGGCATTCGTGCCAGACGGCGTCAAAATTCAGGTCAGGGTCAAAGCTGCACTGACAGGGAATGGTTTTTCGTCGCCATTCGTTTATGGAATTTCTGGCGGCTATAAAGCACTGTCCGCGAACACTGATGCGAGCGAGTCGGCGAACCTGTCGACGTATTGGCAAAATATGTCATTCAGCGTCCCAGAGACTGGCGGCGCGACACTCAGGTGGGACCTGTTCGATCCGCTTGGCATCGGCATCACTGGTCTGCAGGACCACGCGAACAAGCCGACAAAAACGACGCTGGGGACGACAGTTTTTCACAACGGAATCACCGAGCCTATTGAGTGGATCGAGGGAACGACACCATCACTCGGTCGAGCCACACTGACAGCAAACAGCCACATCACGCAGCTGCTGAAAACTTACATGTTCCGCGAGCGCATGGTTTTCGATGGCATGCTGATTTCTCACGCCAGCAGCGACTGCGTCATTAAACGGTTAGTCGAGCTGGTCGGCGGCAGCAGCGCGGACCTGGCACTGGAAACAGCCACAGTCAGAGCTGGCGACATCGCACCAGCACTGTGCGGTGATTTCAGTGAAATTGCAGACATTGGCGAAAATGCATGGTCATACCTGTCGAGAGTCATGCAGGACTATCTAGGCGGCTGGTGGTATGGCGAATACCCACATGCAACCACACCGAAATTCACGACGAAGTCGCCAGCGACCATCAATGCTGCAGCATCGAAATTTACATTCTATGACACCATCGCGAACGCCATCGCAGGCGGGAAAGCAGCAGCCGAGGCGTGGCGCTACGTCTACAGACAGCAGCGGTACCATTATATCAACCCAGAGGCGAACGAAATCATCGTCACAGGCTTTGATCCGCGTCAGCAACAGCCAGTTCAGGCAGTGAAGCGTGACACGTCGAGCATCGATCCCACGCTAGCACCATCAGCTAGACCGACGAACTGGATCGGTGGGCTGTCGAGACTGGGTCTGATTAACAAGGGACTCGCGACTCAGGACCTGGCGGATTCGGCAGCTGCGCTGCTTTATGATAGATGCAGTCCTGCGCGGCAGGTGAATGAGATTGAGGTCGAGCTGCCAGTCGTTTCTGATGTCACAGGTTTTCCAGTGTGGGTGAGTGATAAGGTCACACTCAATGGTGTCGACTTCATTGTGACCAGCATTCAGGGCGGCGTCGAGAAGGATCCAAATTCAGCAGCCAGCGACGACTTCATGTGGCGACCTTGCACATACGTTTTATCCAACATCGTCGGCTATTCAAATTCGGCATCGTTCGACGAAATCGTCGCATTCGGGACGATGAACGGGGTCAGGACAGCGTTGGCACGTCGAGGATTCATCGAAGGCAGCATCACACGAATGCCGATTTACACGCGGAATGTTTTATGACAGACATCACCATCAACATCGGCGGCGAAGGTGAGCAGGTCGAGCTGGACCTCAAAATCATCGGCTGCGATTGTAGGCGCGAGGACTTCATTTTCGCGCTGGTGAAATTCGCGAATCAGTGGAAAGCTGTTGCGGACGCAGCTGCGCCGACATCGACCATGACAGTGAAACCATGCGGGTGTCAGGATGCCAAATAACGGTTTAATTTTTGCGACCGATGCTATCGAGTACAAGCTGGAGTCGACGGTTTCAGCGACAGGCAGCGGCAGCGGGACGCTGGCAAAATCGCACACTGCGAATGCTCAGACGCAGTATGTGCCGAATGCGATAAATGTAAATACAGGTATATACCTGGAGGTTTCCTCGAGCGACGATGGTGCAGGTACGGTCGCATGGCAAGTGAAATATGACGGTCCTGGCGCGCCATTCGGTGGCTACGTCGTCGGAGCTGCAGCATTTCTGTCCACAGTCACAATCAAGGTTCGCATTCTCGGTCTAAAAATCTACACCAAACTCACAGGCAGTCTCTATCGAACGACCTGGACGTCGCTGCAGGTCTATGTGAATGGTGTGCTGTCGACGACACTGGGCGGCGTCGACGTTACATCCAACGGCGTTGGACCAAATTACATCGACTATCTCGCCACACCATTGTACGCAACGGGCAGCTGCAGCGCATCAAAGGTATACACGCCGAGCGCATACGATCCCTGCGATCCTGGCGCGATGGAATATGTGACAGAGGCAGAGGCGAACCAGACCATCACTGCTGGCTGGCGATTTCAGGACGAAAACAACGTCTGGACGGTTCTGCCATGCGAGGTCTGGACAGCCAGCATTCCGACGTCTGGCAGTTGTCCCTATAACTTGGAATTTGACGACGAAATCTCGGTCGAGGACACCGACAGCATTATCATTTCGACAAGGTCCTACAGCAAGACAGAGCGAACCTATGACGGCAGACGCGCACTGATGCAGCGAGTCGTCGGTGAGTGTGTCGGCGAGGACGGCGGAACCATTGTATACGACGAAATCGTGCAGGGTTACTGTCTCGATCCTTGCACAGACGAATACGACGACGGCTACATCGACGCGTATTATGTCGAAAGCTGGAGCGAAAGCCACGGCGGCGCAGCCAGAGCGATACCGAATCTAGAGCGCGCCATCGTCAGGTGGAACACAGACTACAAAGCATTGTGGCGACGTTTTGATTTTCCAGAGGTCAGAGGGTCGGCGACAAGAAACTGCACAGTCGGTGCGGTCACAGTGAACACTGGCGGGTCGCAGGTTGTCTATGCGGATCTTGGACCTGATTTCCTTGAAGTCGTGACAAACGCGACGTCTGATGTCGAGGATGCATTTCCAGCGACCATCTACACTCAGGCGAACTGGTCAAAAGGCAAAAGCTACAGCAAGACCTGGAGCTACGAAGGATATACGGTTTGTCTATGTCCGCCGCCGTCGGTGCCGATTCCGAGCTGTCCAGAGGGCGAGGTGCTGTCATGGACCTGCACCAACATTGCGCCGACCGATACTAACCTGAACGAGTCTGAGGGCATCGCCATCACATTTCCGTCGAGTGTCGACACGCTGGCTGGCTATCAGGGACACGCCGACATGCTGATGCGCTATACAGGCAGCTGGGTGAATCCGCACTGGAATCTGGCATACCATCGAGCAGACTGGGATGTCGACGGCGCATCGCAGCCATGGGAGGATTATTGGGGACCAATAAAAGAGCAGTGGCTGTACAATGCCGCGCTGCCGTCGAATCCGAGGACCAGAAACAGCCAGATTTCCTCGGTGCTAGAAATTGATAACGGAAATCAGCCATTTCTTGATGCGTTTTTCGGTGGCTTCAGGTGGATAGGCAGTAGCAGATTCAAGGTGCTGACCATGACGCAGCCGAGCAGCATCACACTCTCGACGAGCAGACCAGGCGTCTGGACTGCGAACGATTGCACAGTGACACTCGGCGCGAACATCGTCGTCACAGGTTTCACGGGGTCGAACACTTACATCGAGCTAGACATGGCGCAGTGGACGGCGGATCCATTCATGCTGCTGACCAAAGCAAAGCAGGTCATTCTGGCATGGTCCACGACGAACGTCTCGAGAATCGAGGTTTCATTCTATGGTCAGGACAATGCCACAAATTACATTGCATCCGCGCCAGGAACGTACGACTTGCCGACAGGAATTCAGCTGAAATACTCTGGCACATGGGCGATTGATAACGGGTATTCAATTATCAGCGCCATCACAGACACAGGTGTCGACCAGCTGGCGTCTGGTGTCAGCAGCGCGTATATGTCGAATCCAGAGACGGTCGTCGGGTTTCAGCTGGGGAAAGGTCGCCAGTTCGCGAAATTAAGATTCAGAATTACGCCGACGAATCCTGCGAATCCTGTCACCATCAATTTTCCGACGTTCAATCTTGAGGCGACACATCCGCTGGTCTACTGGGAAAACAGCAGGGCGGCATCCATGCTGTGGGCGGATGGACCGAACCATCGCTGGGGGAATCTGACCTGGTATTCGCCGATTCTGGGTTTCCAGGATCCGCCTCTAGTCACAGGTATGGGAACACCGAATACCATCGTCGACGCGCTGGCATTCAAATACCGAGTGGTGCAGGGAAATGGCGGCGCGAGTCTGGCATCGACCATCACGACTGACCTGTCGAGTCTTTATGATTCGTACGAAGGTCAGTCAATCGCAGTCGCCGACAAGTTCTCGAACAGCTACGTTTTGCCTAAGGGAACGAACGACGATTTCAGGCTGGCACTAATTAACTCATTCAGCGAGATTCCGCCGTTGGCAGCATTTCCATATAAGAAACGACTGACGACCGACTGGTCCGCAACAGGCAGCTACGCGCAGGTAGTGTACGACCATGTTCAGGACGGTCGCTACCTGATTTCCAACGCGTCAGCAGCAGCAAAACTCCAGACACCAGCAGCTGCGGATTCAGGGTCAGCTGTCGCTGTGCCACCATCTGGCTGGTACATCTGGCAGTTTAATCCAGTTCTGGACAACACAGAAACCGACTGGCGCATCGTCTCGAGCGGCGACATCTATGCGAAGGCGCGACCATGGCATGGCTGGTTTTGTCTGCTCAGGTCCGCCAGATGCAGGTTGTCTCTCGACATCGACTTCGCATCGAACGTCCATGCTGCAGCCTATGTGGATAACTCAGGAAACGTCCTGATCCGCAAGTCTGACAACGGTCTGGCATTTTCCACAGTGAACACGCTGGCACTGTCTGCGACGAGCTGCGCCATCAGAATCGACAGGCAGTCAACAGATCAGAAAATTTACCTAGTCGTCGAAATCAACAAGTCAATCAAGCTGTATTCAGCAGCTGCGTTAAACGAGACATTTACACTTATGAGAACTATTGCAAACGGCGTCAAGCCCACATTCATTATCGGCAGGGACGGAAATCGATACATCTACTGGATCGATGGCGCATCCATCAAGGGACAAATAACAGACCGAGCAGACACGGTGCTGCAGGCATCGGTGACAGCAGTCGCATCAGGTGTCGACGACGAATGCATCGCAGTGGACGAGGATGTGACGAACGGCGGCAATCGGCGGCTGGTCCTGATTGATGTCGAGTCAGGCAGCCTGACGCAGCGCACGTCCGACGATGGCATCACATTCAGCTGATGAAATGACAGGTGTAAACTAAACCCAAATGGCGACAGTGAACAAGACCATCGATGGCGGATTCAGCCAGCTGATTCAGACCACAAAACCGATCAGCCCAAGTGAGGGCGCATGGACACCGACATTGACATCTGATGGCGGGGTGTTGGATTTTGCTGTCATCCAGCGATCTGGCTATTATCAAAAAATTGGGAATGTCTGCCACATCAATTTCGTTTTCAAGGGAACTGCGCATAACACCAACGGCGAGAGCGGAAATCTGCTGATTGGGGATCTGCCGTTTCCAGTGGTGTCAAATTTCTCAGGCACTAAACCATGCGCCATCGGAGCTGCAAGCTCAACTACCGATTCAGTTGACAGCATTGTCGCATGGTCGCCAGGTTCAGTGTTGCGCATTATTCACAATAATAATTTCGTGCAGGTCAGTGTGGTCGGTAACAGCAGCAATTTCGACATAGTCGGCAGCCTGACGTATTTTACGGCAGAGTTATAAGGATTCATAATTAACACAGAGAACAGCCATGGCATATAACAACGTAGCAATAAGAAATTCGGTGACAGTCGACAGCACGACTCCAGTGAAACTATTTGACAGCAACACTGCGACTCGCATCGGCTGGCGGGTTATCATTCCGACAAGTGTCACAGCTGGTGTCGGTGTACGCTTTCAGTGCCAGACAGCAGGCGCAACTGCACCGACGAAAGCGAACATGCTGCTGGGCTGCAGCGCGAGGGCAGAGGCAGGCGCACTGGTCGTCGATGGCGCAGCTGCATCGCTGGACATTTATGCGGTGCTGGAATCAGGCGCATCAATTACACTCAAGGGTGAGGAAATCCTGGCCTGATGTTTGATCTAAACGGCGTCGATGTCATTCCGACAATCAATTTCAACGCAGCGACAGCGAACACATTCACAGCGCTGCAGACATTTTCGTCTGGCATTAAATTCGGGTCTGGCACAGGCACGCTCAACTATTACGAGGAATCGACCTGGACACCAGGTGTCAGGTCATCAAACAACCTGGCGACATTCAGTGTGAATGCCACAGAAACTGTTGGCAGATACGTCAGAGTCGGCAAAATGGTTTTCGTCGAATTTGCGCTGCAGCTATCTGGCGCGACAACAGGCACGACAACTGGTGAATGTATCCTTTTGAATCTACCATTTGCGGGGCAGGCACTAGCGTCTGGAATCAATTATCGACCTGTTTTGATGGCGGAAGGTTTTACCATTTCGACAAACAGTGGTAGTATTGCGGTGAGGATTCTAGCATCTACCGAGGCAATTATGAGTCTTCAGTTATTAAATGGAGGCGCAGGGAGCCTTACTGCAGCGATATTCTCAGGCAATAACGCACGGTTGTCTGGCGGGTTTCAATATCAGGTGGCATAAATGGAAATCATCACAAAAACATGCGAAATCATCTTTCAGCCAGCTGCTGAAAATCATCTACTCATCCGCAAAATTGACCTGGTCGTCGACGAAAAATTAAACGTCATCGGCACTGGAAATGAGGGTGAGTATGTCGAGACATTTGTGCTGCCGATGGAGTACATCGAAAACATTCTGGCATTTGTGAAAAAGCTATTCGGAAAAGCGATCGCCACGAATCGAGAGGTCATAGCAGTGAATTGGCAGTTCGTCGATGAAAAGATTTTCGCGTCAGTAGCGACGGTGCAGCCATTTTATGACGACCAAAAAAGCCGCATCGGTCAGACGATGCCACACCGACAGTCGCTGGAATTGACAGCCAAGCAGACCAAATCAGTCGTCGATTTCATCGCTGCAGGATTTGGAAAGCCAGCAGACATCGAGCAGCCAGCAGACGAAAATTTGTAAACGGGCATCCTAAAAACCACAAAAGCCCCCATTATAGGGGGCTATTTTATGTCGGTCTGTTGTCGAGGTCAGCGCAGCAGGTAGGCAGCCAGGAACACCAGGACAGCCAGCAGGACCATCGAGCAGGCGCCAAGCCAGTCCATGTCGTGCGACTTAATGGTCGACAGGGATTTGGAACGTGCGAGCAGCTGCAGCATGTCTGAATTCATTTGCTGTCGCTGGGTTTCGGTGAGGTTTTCGATGCGATCGATTTCGTCTTGCGAGAGGACGACGTCGCTGAGTTTGTGGCTATAGTCTGATTTCATTTTAGTTAACTCCAGAGGTTTCAAGGGCAGGTGCGATGTGTGGCAGCAGGTCGGTCAGCGTGTCATTGGTCCAGTTATACATGAACTGCACGACGTCCGAAATCGGCAGCAAATTGTTTTTGCCGTGCGCTTCATAAATCTCGACGCAGTGAACAATCGAGTCATATGCTGCCGCATAGTTGACACAGTTCGTCAGATAGAATTGAGTCAGGTCAGGCACATCGTGCTGCTTGAGAAACAGCGCGACATAGTGTGCAGCCAGCAGTGAGGTGGCAAAGCCAGTAATTGGCAGGACCTGCGCAGTCGAGCTGGTGCTGAATGTCGAGGCAGTGACGGTGGTCGAGGTTTTGGTGCGCGTGATGTGCGCGTAGAGTTTAGTATTCATTTGATGTAGTCCGAGAGGATAGGCAAGATGTCATAGACGAACAGCACGGTCCGCTGGGTTTCATCCAGCTTGTGTGCAGCCATGTCGGTGGAATAGGTGCTAAACCATTCAGGGATGAAATGCGATTCGACGACAGCCATGCAGCTGTCGAGGTCACATGCGTCCAGGTCGTGCGAGGCATCTGTGTACCATTTAATGATGTGTCTGAATTCATTAATCGCCCAGCACGCATCGCAGGTTTCTGGTGGATTTTGCCAGTCGCCATCATAGCAGGCGCAGCCATCGAGGTCGCATTCAATGAGCAGCTGAGACATCGACAGTCTGATGGAAGCGATGAGGAGTTCAGTCATGCCGCGACTCCATCGAGCAGAGCAGCAAATTCCGAAACCATTTTCTCGAAATCCGCATTGGTTTCTGTTGAGTAGGCAGTGACAGGTTCGCCGTAGTGATGGCTGCCGACAGCGATTCGGATATGTCGAGTGTACTGCTGCTGCAGATCGCGTTTCCGATTCGCGTACCATTTCGCTGTCTGTCCGCATGGTTCAAGCCAGATGTTGAGCGACCAACCATCTTCAAAGTTCAAATAGACCTGGGTTTTGCGGCCTTCGTCAAAGTACACGCGGAATTTGCCGTGGTTCGCCCAGGGTCTGCCGCCGAGCATTTTGGCGAGTTCAATGAGAAATTCTGGTGTTGGGTTTCCAGTTGCGAGATCGTAGTGTGTCATGTGATTCCGTGTCGACTCCGTGCCGACAAACTCTATTATACACATGGAGAAAATGTTTTTGTCAATCGGAGAAAACAATTCATATATATAAGTGTGATATAGGTCTAAAGTCCCAGACGATTGTAGAAAAAGTTTTTATACAATCTGAGAAAATGTGTATACTATGGTGGATGGCTAACACAAAAACCATAAACGAGCTGGTGGAGGAAGCGGCGCAGTGGCTGATTATTCAGCGAAACCTGCGACCATTTTCTCGCATCGCGAAAGAGGCGGGACTAAGTCCCCAGGGTCTGCGATACCGAGCAGAACATTTCATCAGAACAGGCAAGATGCCAGGACAGAAAGGGAAAAAGTAAATGAGCGAACGAACATACACCATCATTGACAACAACGTCGTCGAAACAGCCACTGGAGAGATCCTATGCGAGGCAATCAGCCACGACGGCATTACATCGCAGACTGCGCTGGAGGCGGCGCTAGAGCGCATCGGCAGGACCGAGCATGCGCTGGCAGCCATGCAGCAGCACCATGCGTTCATTCTCGACAACTGCAAGCGGCAGGAAAAGCGGCTGCAGTCGCACGTCGACTACCTGCGGGATCTCTACGGCGCACACATCGAGGCATTTGCACAGGGTCGCCTAACAGGTCAGAAATCCAAAACTCTTGACACTCCATTTGGGAAGGTCAAATTCAGGACGGTACGCGGCGGATTGAAAGTGATCGACAAGAACGCAGCACTCGCACTGGCGCACCAGCATGGCTGGGTCGAGGCCATCAAGACCACAGAGGAGTTTCAGATTTCGCGTCTGACAGAGCTGCAGCGCACCATGCTGATCGAGCAGAAACCAGAGGGTTTTGAGGTCACATCGGACGTCGAAAAATGCGACATTGTGGTGGTGGACAAATGACTAAGCCAAACCCAAGAGCTTATGATGACAAGTTCATAAGAGAACAATTGGATGAAATGGTTAGAAAAAATTGGACTACGCTTGAGATAGCTTCATGGTTTTCCCATTGGGCTTTTGAAGAAGGGAAAATGGAAATTATGACATTGTATAGCAAGCGAACAAAACACGAGAGCGAACAAGAGGTGGTGGACAAATGACTAAGCCATTAACACTCGCAGCGAAAGTACTGGCAGTGAGCAGGTCCATAGGTGCAGTCGAGAAAAACGGATTGAACCAGCATTTCAAATTCAAATTTCAAGCCTGGGACGACGTCCTGCCAGCTGTCCGAAACGCATGCGTCGAGCATGGTGTCCAAATCACACCGACGGTCAGGAACGTGACGCACGATGGACAGCACGTCCTGGTCGAGATGGCATTCACGGTGCGCGACACTGAATCCGATCAGCGCGACGAATTCGTGTGGTTCGGCGAGTCAAAAGGAAACGACGACAAAGGCATTCAAAAGGCCATCACCAGCTGCACAAAATACGCGCTGCTGAAATATCTGATGATTCCCATAGTCGACGACACAGACACCGATGCGGATGGTCCTGCGAAGACAGCAGCCAAGCCACCAGCACCCACGAAAGTGACGGTCGAGGACGCTAGAGCAGTCATGAGAAATTCGGTCAAAACTCGCTGGCAGGAAATGGGCGGCACTAACGCTCAATTTACACAGCTGCGCGAGCTGGCTGTCGCTAAGGGTCAAGACGTTTTCGAGCTGGTCCATCATGCACTGGCTGACGGTTGCCTGAACATCGAGGACATCGCGCTATTTGCTCATTCGGTGCTGACTAAGAAATGACCAAACGATTCCAGCGGATGCCAGTCTATCTGGTGGATGTGGTCGACAATGAGTGTCTGTTTATTGTCGGCAGCGAAAGCCGCTGGAATCATTTCTACGAGGTCCATGTGAATCAGCATGGACACACCACCTGCGACTGCCAGGATGCTGCATTCAGGCGAAAGCAGCCGCAGTTTCTCGACATCATCACAGACAAAAATGCGCTGGCATGCAAGCACATGCGTCGCATCGGACAGCAATACAGGAAATTAAACAATGGTAAATAGAACAATTCTTATCGGACGACTCACACGCGATCCAGAGCTGCGCACGACATCCACAGGGAAAGACGTCGTCGAGTTCAGCATCGCGGTCAACAAGCGCATCAAGCCACAGGAAGGACCAGACGCAGATTTCTTTCGCGTGAGAGCCTGGGGTCAGGTCGCCAGGTACGTCAGCGAGTACATCGGTCGAGGTCGTCTGGTCGCAGTCGACGGTCGACTGGAGCAGCGCACATGGCAGGATGCGAACGGCAACAAGCGTGAATCGATCGAGGTGGTCGCAGATAACGTGAACGCGCTCGACAGACCACGCGACGAATCAGGCGCGAACACATCGACGAACCGACAGCCTGAGCCAGCTGCGCAGGGTGAATATGATCCATTTGCCGATGAGTGATGCCATGGTGAATAATACAAGCATGTGGCAAGTCGGTCTGGCAGTGGTGGTGATTCTAGGAATTATGGTCGCGTATACGGCCATAGTCGTCAGCGACCTGGAGGTCGAGGATTTCGACGAGGAGGAGTTTCCGAAATGACAGTGGGACGAGCTGCCGACATCATCGCGAGCTGTGACCATGTGACACTAGATGTGGTCAGACCAGGCATCTGGCAGCTGACGTGCGGCGACGAAATAGACATTATCGGTGAGCAGCAGCTGATTGACCTGGCGAGGTCAATCGAGGACGACGGCGCATAGACATTCAGACAGGGACCATCATGAGGAAAACCTACACGACTACAATCACCATGTCGCCAACGGTCAACAACCTGTACGCAAACGTGCCAGGCAAGGGTCGTCGAATGACGGGTCATTACAAGGTCTGGAGGCAAGGTGTTGTGACGTACATGGCACTCACACTGAAACGGATTGATGGTCCTGTCAGGATCGACTACATGTTCAATTTAGGCAGCACGTTTCGAGGTGACCTGTCGAATCGAATCAAAGCGATCGAGGACGCACTGGTCGAGGCACAGATAATTAAAGGGGACACATTCAGTGTGGTCGTCGCGGCAGCCTATGAGCATCGTCGAGTCGAGGATAAGGAATCGTCGGTCACTATCACGCTGACTCCAGTTGTGATAGAATAGAGCAGGGTCTAACAGGTGAGTAAGCATTCCTTTCTCCACGTCCTATGCTGAAAACCTGTTAGAAATGGACACAAGGAGAAAATGAAAATAATAGACGAGCCTGGGGATTCTGGGCATTCAAAAACAGCGACACCATTGGGTTGGTATCCATGGTTTCCGCGTGATTTCGCATCATCAATTATCGTGCGCAGCATGTCATTTACGGCGCGCGCCATCTATCGTGAGCTGCTGGACATTCAGTGGGAGAACGGCTGTTTAACAGATGTTCAACGCATGCAGAACATCATCGGTATTTCGCAGGAACAGTGGTCACAATTCGCGCCATTTTTAGACGAGTTGTTTCCTGATGGCAGGAATGAGAAGTTGCATAAGTTGCGCCAGGACGCAATAGAGCGGCAAGAACGCAAGAAAACAGCAGGTCAGAAATCAGGTGAGGTCAGGCGAAATCAGGTTCAAAAACCTAAGAAAACGAAAAGAAACGAACAGGTGATGAACAAGTGTTCAACAGGTGTTCAACAGGTGTTCAACAACAGTTCAACAGATGCTGAACCAAACATAAACATAAACATAAACACAAACAATTTAACAGTAGATAAATCTACTGTAGAGACGACGCATGTTTGGAGCATTCCTGATGGTCTGCAGACCGAGAAATTCCTGCACAGCTGGACGGCATTTGTGCAGCATAGGAAGCAGATGCGCAAACCGATTTCGGCTGTCGGTGGCAAGGCACTGCTGCGAAAATTAGAGCAGCATTCTGTCGAGGTCGCGACAGCCGCACTGGACGAATCGCTGTCGAACGGCTGGCAGGGAGTGTTTCCAGAAAAGGTCGACATCGAGCGACCTGGGCGCACACGAGCTGTACAATTTGATAACGGAAAACAATCGACACTGGCACGTCTAGGCGGCCTGGGAGACTACGAAAATGATTGAACCAACACTAACCAAAACACTACTCAAGTCATTCGCCATTCTGATTGATGGCGGCTATCGGACATACGGCGATTGGTCAGCCGAGCTGCTGCAGACCAAGGCACGGTTATACGCGATGCTGCTGGACGATCCAAAAATCACACGCGATGTCGTGCAGGCGACAACCATGCGCTACATGCGGCGCGAGGTCTGGGTCTGGAAGGGATGCGAGCAGCAGCAGGCGAGTCTGGATTTCCCGTCTGCGCCAGAATTTCGGGAGGCATGTCTGCAGACGCACCATGCCATGTACCAGACGCTGGCAATCGGCTACAGCACAAACGAGCGCGGGTATCAGATTATGCACACTGTCGAGGTCAGGCGAAACATTCCAGAGCGGGAAAAAGAGCAGATGATTCAGCGAGCGCGTGAGCAGCTAGGTCTGCCAACACCAGACAGCGAGGACAGGCAGCTGACAGCCGACGAGCTGGCACATGCGAAAATGCTCATCGAGCGAACACTGGGAGGTCTGGAATGAGCGACAAACAATTTGAGCCATGCCCGTTGGGAGACGCTACCCATGTTGAGGTAAACGGCAAAATGTATTTGCTAGGAGGCAACGAGGTGGGATTAGAGTACTATCACGGCAAGTTTATTGGCATACGCTGGCTAAAAAATACATTCATTCCAGAACAATTGTTCCATATTCTTGGTATTAAACTATGGAAAGAAATCAAGCCAGAACCCATTGAGTTTGAGGCAACGTTTGCCAAATACGATGGCAAGTGGCAAACGTTACATAGCTTAGAAGATAGGTTTCCAGATAATTGCAAGAAGGCAACGTTCCGTTGCGTTGAAATCTTGGAGGATGAGGAATGAGCAATGTTATCAAATTCACTCCCAGAACCATCAAGGTTTACCACTGCGATGTTTGCAAGCAACCATTTGAATGGGGGAGTAATTCGCATCTCTACGGATCAGTCGGACACCAAGACATTGGTGCAAGACAGTTCAAAGTCTGCTCGAACCAATGCCGCAAGAAAGCTCCTTCAATTCTAGACATGGAGTACATCATCGGAGACTATTCTTGCTCAGATGGTGGAAAAGTCGCAAACGCTCATTGGGACGAATGGGATAATCAAACGGGGAGGTTTGCAAAATGAATGAACATACCGATGCCGTTGGCATGTCCGATAAATATGTCTATAAAACTGAGGATGTCGAGCAAATAAAAGTCCACAGGTATCAGGGCATGAGGGCAGCAGAAATCAGGACAGGTGATGTCATTTCGACATCCAAAGAAACGCGGTTCACGGTCAAGTCGGTGGACATCATCGACGGGTCGATTCGGATCGCATTCGACAGCTGGGTGCTGATTCCATACGCAGGCACGATTCCGCCAGGCTGGACCATCGAGAGAGGCGGCGAGGTCATCTACGCGCCAGGACATCCACATGAGTTTTAAGGACCAAAACTGGGAGCAACGCGAGCGCACACTGGGTGACATCGCAGAGCGGGAATTTGAAAAATGGGCTGGCAGTAAGGACATCAGGTTTGACCGATTCGGCATCTGTCGACCGAACGTCGATGCCAGGCTACTGGCGGACACTATCAGCCACATGCCAGACTATCTTGCGCAGCTTGGTCCACATGTCTATTTGATAGAGGTTCAAGGCTGCGGATCCGACAGGACAGTGAAATTCAAGCATCGTAAGTTGCGAGCTGCTGGTCGATGGCAACGGCTGAACACTGTCCTGTGGTTTTTCTACAATCAGGCAGCTGATGAGTCGGTGCTGATGCGGCATGCTGCTGTCGAGCGGGTGTGTACATTCGGTATGGGATTCAGGACCGATGGCTATTTTGACGGGACCAAACCGATAGCACAGGTGAGCTGGTCTGAGTTAAAACGTACAGCAGCAAAGGACCACAGCGAGGAAATTGATGGCATATAAACCAGACAACGGAAAACAGATATGGTCTAACAACATCGAGCAACACGACAAGTGGTGGCGAAACGATGCACGTTATCTGCGACCAGAAACACTGGCAAGGTTAGAAAACATCGAGGACGAAATTGAGCGTCGAGCCGATGCCGATGAATCTGGTGATGTAGAATGATTTTGGTGTAGTAAGTTCATGTAGCTGGTGCTGCGAAAGCAGCTGTCAGACCAGACCAGCATCCGTTCTAACTACCGAGGTCATCAAATGAAACTGGCTATTGATCCTGGACACGGCATGTCAAATAAACGCGATGATGTGTTTGATCCAGGCGCAATCGCAGCTGGTGTCAGAGAAGCCGACATCGCGCTCGAGTGGGCGCTGACAGGAAAGTACATTCTGCCGCAGTATGGCATCAATCATTTTCTCACCAGAGACGATAATCTCGACGAGGTTCCTGTCGGTCGCCGCGACGACATGGCAACAGCTGCGCACTGCACACATTTTCTCTCGATTCACTGTAATGCCGCTGATGGGAAAGCCACTGGCGTCGAGGTCTACTATCGAGACAGTTCTGACAGGGCGTTCGCGCAGCTGGTTCTGGACAGCCTGGTCGAGGCGACAGGTCTGAAATCCAGAGGTCTAAAACGTGAGTCGGAAAGCCAGCATTCTCGTCTGGCTGTTTTGGACTTTGGACCACCAGCATGTCTCGCTGAAATCGGATTTCTGGACAACCCACACGACAGATCCGTCATTCGGGACCGAAACGTGCGTCTAAAATTCTGGGCAGGTCTATGTCGGAGGCTAAAGTAATGCCAGCGCCAGAAAGCCAGCAGCAAGGCGTCGAAACCATTTCGGCACTGAGCAGCGCGCTCTCGTCATTCTGGGCATGGCTGATTCCTATGATTGCAGGAATTTTCCACATGGGAAAAATGCAGCAGAAACTGAATCAAATTGAGGCGGATCACGTCGACATGAAAGCGCTAGTACATCGAACCGAAACGCATCTGGCGAAATTGGCAGCGCATGTCGAGACACTCATGAGCGACCGAAACCATCGCTGAAACTTATACACATAGTTTTCCACAGTCAAAATGAACCTATGCGAAACCACATTACGCAGGTTCACACTTCGTCGGTGCATGACATCGTCAGACTGGGATTGATTTCTGACCTGCACTTTGGGTCGAGCAGTCTTTACAAGCCAGCGCTCAAAAACGATTTCGATGTGATGTCGAATCTGGATGCCAAGATTTTTCTCAATGGTGACATCTGGGACGCGATACTGCCGTCCGACATAAAACGATTCGACCTGAAGGCGCTAGATCCTGAGCTGCTGCAGCTGGGTTCGACACCATTGGACGCGGCGCTGGAAATGGCATACGAATTCCTGAAACCATACGCGCAGCACATCGAGGGCATCGGCATCGGAAATCATGAGGCGCATGTCGAAAAGCGGCATCACATCTGTCTCACATCAATCTTGATTGACCGACTCAATCAGCTGCCGAATGTGAACATCATCGCTGGCGGGTGGTGCGGTTTCTGGAACATCCAGATTTTCAGGAAAAATAAGAGGACCAGCTGGACATTGTATCGACACCATGGTGCTGGTGGAGCTGCGCCAGTGACGAAGGGTGTCACGGATTTCCAGCGTATGATGGCATGGCACACGAACATCGACGCATTGTGGCTAGGTCACAAACATAACAGATACGCGATTATGGATATGAAAATGCACTACGATTCGCAGCATCATCGCGTTATCGAGCTGCCAGTGACTTGTGTCATGACAGGGTCATACCTGTCGACCTATGGCATTCATGAGCGCACACGTCCGAGTTACGCGGCAGGCTGGAATCTCTCGCCGCAGCCAATGGGCGGCGCCATCATCGAGCTGCGCCATGTCGAGAAATGCGTAAAGTACAAGACCACGCTGACCTGCCAGAGCAGGGTCATTTTGTGAAGTCATAATACAGACATCATGAACATCATCGTGAAAAACGTAATCGTCGGTGCATTCTCTGGACTACTGTCCGCCATCATGGTCGACCTGAATGCATGGAAACTCTCACCGAATCCTGATTTTGATTTCAAACTGGCAGCCAAGCGATGGCTGGCTGGCGCTGTGTCTGGAGCTGCCGCCGCGCTGGGATTCGGAGCAGCTGTCCAATGACGACGCACTACCTGAAGCTGTGGCATCCAGCACTAACGCCGCTAGAAAAAGTGGTCCGAGTATTCGGATGGAAACTCAGACAGACACTGACATTCGAGGGAAACCTAGACGATGTGAAACCTGCCGAAATTATCATCGGCAAACTGTTGCTGGGTCGATTCGGTGTGACTGCCGAAATTGTCGAGAAAGAAAAGCCATGACCAGGCGTGAATCGAGGCGAATCAAGATGCGAAAACAACGCGAGGCGATGGCTGCCAAGGGCTACAAATTGATTCAGGGTCAGTGGATTAGGGAAGGGTCGGCGCTGCATCTGTCGATGATAAAGGGTCGCTGGCACTAGAGGTACTCTCTATAAATGCCGAAACCAAAACCAGAACCAGCGGCAAAACCGAAGCGAAAACCAGCTGTTAAGAAAAACTTAAAAGCTGACGAACGACCTGGGCGAGGACGACCATCGAAGTACACGCCAGAGGTGGTCGAGCGCATCTGCTATTCACTATCCCAGGGCAACACGCGGACCACAGCAGCCACATGCGCTGGCATTTCGATGGAAACATTTGCAGTCTATGTGCGGGAATTTCCTGAATTTTCTGATGCCATTAAAAGAGCCGAGGAACAAGCTATCGAGCATTACGTCAACGTGATTCACACAGCGTCGACTCAGACTTGGCAGGCAGCAGCATGGTATCTCGAGCGAAGGCGGAAAGAGGATTTCGGAAAACAAGACAAGGTCGACATCACGACGAACGGCAAAGACATCAATGGCATGTCGATGGAGGAAATGGTCGCTGAACTCAAACGAATTGAACAAATTAAGCAGACGTGAACTGGAACTGCGACTGGCGATTGAGCAGCATAATCTGACATTCAGCCAGTGGTATCAGCTGCGTAAACCTGCAGACTATGCGTTCCCAAAACACATCAGGTATCTGTGCGACATCGCAGACAAGGTCATCAAGGGCGAGCTGCAGAACGTCGCCATCAGCATGCCGCCAGGACATGGAAAGAGCCAGACCATTACGACCAGACTGCCAGTGTACTGGGCGCAGCGGCATCCAAAAGACGCAATCGTTTTCACTGGTTACTCGCAGGATTTTGCCGACCGTGAACTAAGCAGACCAGCGCGTGAGATGGCAGCTGAACTGGGAATCCTCGACCAGTCCTCGAATGCGATGAGTACATGGCGACTTACAAACGGCGCCAGGTTGGTCGCCAGAGGAGTCGGCAGCGCACCGACGGGAATCAATCCGATTTCGCTGCTGGTGTGCGATGATCCCATCAAGGACCGAGCGCAGGCGGAATCAGCCATCGAGCGAGGAAACATCTGGGACTGGTGGCAGGGAAGCATCGTTCAGCGATTTTATCCGCGTACCAAAGCATTCGTCATCGCTACACGGTGGCATCACGACGATCTAATCGGACGGCTGCAGGATCAAGCAGACAGCAGCTGGACGTTTATCAATCTGCCAGCAATCGCCGAGGAAAACGATGCACTCGGTCGACAACCTGGCGAGGCACTGTGGCAGGAAGTGAAGCCGCTGTCATTCCTCGAGCAAGTCCGCCAGCAGATGGGCGAATACAATTTTCAGGCGCTATTTCAGGGACGTCCGAGCATCAGAGAAGGCGCCATTTTCAAGGTCGACCGATTCGCGTACATCGATGCAGCAGACGTGCCGCCGATGGTCGAGCTGGTCAGGAAATGGGACGTCGCCGCCAGCAGTGGCAAGGGCGACTGGACAGCTGGCGTGAAACTAGGCAAGGACGCAGCAGGTCGCATCTACATTCTCGACGTCATTCGGGGACAGTGGGCGTCCGACCAGAGAAACGCAGTGATGCAGCAGGTGGCGCAGGCAGACGGTCAGCAGGTCCGCATTGTCGTTCCTGAGGATCCTGGCAGCGCAGGCAAGGACGCAGCACTGAATTTCATCAGATTATTCGGGGGATACAATATAAAAGCAGTCAGGGAAACAGGGTCGAAAGAGTTGCGAGCCGATGGTCTGGCGAGCCAGGTAAACGCAGGAAATGTGGCACTGGTTCGACAACCATGGAACGCGGCATTCGTCGATGAGCTGCGGCAGTTTCCGACAGGCAAAAACGACGACCAGGTCGATGCGGCAGCAGGTGCTTATAATGAATTATTCAAAACGAAAAATGTCTGGGATTGGTAACAAATGAAGATTTTCGGCATAGAAATTCGAGCTGCTCGACCACGACCACAGAACAAAAACTTTGAGTTCGTCGGTGACAAATACGTCGGTCCATCATCGATGCTCGGCGGGTATCTGCGCTACGGAGCCACAGACAGGGACTGGCGCAGCGAGGCAGGAACCATCGAGTCGAACAGCACTGTCGCCATCGCCATCAGCAAGATCGCACAGAAAGTCGCGCAGCCCAAGCTGGAGCTGAAAACAGTTCAGCCAGACGGCGCGGTCGTCTACTCGCCAGACTATCGAATTTTCGCATGGACGAATCCCATGCCAGGGCTGGACCAGCATACGCTGATGAAGGCAATCAGCTGCAGCCTGAAGGTGTACGGAAACGCATACCTGCTCAAGCGCCGAAGCAAAACAGGTCTGATGATCGGACTCGCACCATTGATGCCATTTCAGGTGCAGCCGAAATCGGACACGCATGTCGATGGTTCGCCGAATAACGGAAACGAGCTGATAACCAGGTATCAGATTTTCCCATACGGCGGCGGGCAGCAGTTCAGTGTCGCGCCGTCGGAAATCATCCATTTCCGCGATGGCATGGTCGACACCAACAATCCAGCGCTGGGCATGTCGGCGCTCATGGCATGTCTGCGGCAGGTCGTCAGCGATAACGAGGCGGCGAATTATGCAGCGACACTCATGTCGAACATGGGAATCCCTGGCGTGATTTTCAGCCCGAAGGATTCCAACGCACTCGAGCCATCCACCGAGCAGCGAAAGAGCATGCGGGACCGATGGCAGTCATTCACGCGGGACCGACGAGGACAGGCAATGGATTTACCTGGCGCGTTTGAAATCACCAGAGTCGCCATGTCGCCGACAGACATCAAAGCCATTGAGCAGAAAGTCCATGGCATGACAGAAATCCTGGCGGCGCTCGGTGTGGATCCGATGATTCTCGGGCTGCCATCTGACAGCAAAACGTACAACAACATGGCGGAGGCGCGTGAGGCGTTCATCGAGGACACCATTTTGCCGCTACTCTCGATTATTTCCAGCACACTCGACAAGGCGTTTTTCGAGGAAGGTGTGGCATTCAGCGATAACCAGATGCTGGCGTTTAACTATTCCTGCTATCGCGAGCTGGATGAGGACGTCACAGCGAAATACGACCGAGCAGAAAAGGCATTCAAGGCTGGCGCCAGCACTCGAGGTGAATTTAGAAAAGCGCTCGGATTCATCACCGACCTGGAAGACGGTCGCACATGGTTCGACATGTCTGCGCTCATGGCGCCGATTCCAGCGACCAGGTCCGCAAGATACACAGCTGCGCAGATGCGCGCACTCGAGAACGTTCAACTGAAGTCCGATGTGTAAAACCAGCCGCCATTGTGTCAGCCATTTAGGGTCGCACTATGACCAGTTGGCGACACGGGTGCTAATCTATACACCGAAGCCAGTCCAGATAAGGGCGCTGCCGTCGGCATTTAATCAGCCAGGAAATCGAAGCCATCAGGCATGGTTTACCGACATGCTGAATTTCAACTGGAACGCATCAAAAAGGGCGACGAGCAGGCTGGTAAACGGCGCATTCGATGAGACGCAGTGGGCGGACGCATTTTTCGATGCAATACTGCAGGCAAACGCGAACGCGCATTGGATAGGCAGGGATCAGGTGTCGACAGCGCTGTTCACAGAATTCGGGACAGAGGACATTCTTGCTGGTCAATCCATCGCCGACGTCGATGCCGACTACCTGCAGGGATTCATTGACGATATTCTCGATGGAAGGTATGACGACGAATTCGGCGATCTGCGCGAGGACCTGATCCTGCAGCGCCAACGTCTATACATGGGCAAAGCCAGAGGCATCGCGGGTCAGGCAGCAGTCGACAATCTGCCGATTGAAACTGAAATCACATGGGTTCTGGGAGCTGTCGAAATTCACTGTCAGGACTGTCCTGCACTGGCTGGCATGTCGCCGTTTTTCCCAGACGATTTGTTCACAACGCCAGGTGCATGTTCGACACCATGTCTCGGAAACTGCAAATGCCATCTGGAATTCGAGGTTAACGGCGAGACGGTATCATCAATTAAGCCAGTCACGCTCGAGGTCTAAACTATGCCAGAAATTTTCTATCCGCCAAAAGCCGTACAGAACGCATGCAAGCGAGGACTGTATATGTTTGAGCAGGGCATGGGCGGCGACGGTCTCGAGCCTGCGACTATCAAGGAAGCGCGCTCGATGGCAGCGGGTGAGCAGCAGACAGAAAACAAGATCCGCAAGGGTTATCGGTGGTGGGCTAGGAACGCACGATTCCTCGATGAACCTGAGGACTCACCAGCGTATGTGGCTGCGCTGCTGTGGGGCGGCAGGACGGCGAAGGCATGGTTTACAGATGCCTATAATTACATTATCGATCAGGAGCAAAACAGGCAGATGAACATGACAAAAATTCAGCACCGACAATTCGACCTACGCATGGACGATGCAGTCGAAAGCAAAGGAGGACTCAAAGGGACTGCGCTTGCATACGGGAAAATGGATTCCTACATGACAGTGTTCGCGCCAGGGTCCGCCACGGCTGCACTGCCAGATTTCGTCGCGAATGGTTCGTTCCTGGCTGCACACGATGCCGACGACCTGGCTATCGGCTATATTCGGTCCGCAGCGGACAATGGCGCAGGCATCGAGGTCGAGGTGGATTATCACACTACAGGTGATGCGCAGGATGCTCGCACGGTTGCCATGGAACGTCTTGCTGCAGGAAAACGAGTCGGTCTGTCTATTGGGTTCAACATCGGCGACTACGTCGAGCTGCAAAACGGCGACGCGCTGCTGGAAATGGCGGCGACCATGAACATGGACTTGAATGCGTTCGATGTCGAATCCATCAGAAAATGCCAGCGTGAATGCTATCTGATTACCCGAATCGCGAAAATTTTTGAAGTATCGCAGGTGAATTTCCCTGCGGTCCCCGAATCGGAGGCAACTGCCGTCCGACAAGATTTAGGGTCTGCTCCTGCTGGCAGGTCCATGGCTGATGAAATCGATTTTGCTCGTGATGCAGTCGATGCAGCAACAAAGCGAGCGACCGAAGTTTTCGAGCTGCGGTCGAGCGAAAACAAAACACTCGGCAAAACATCCATCGAGAAATTGCAAGGTTTACGCGACGCACTCGACCAGCTGATTTCAGCTGCGTCCGCGCCGTCAGCCATGGAACGACAGGCGGAAAAGTTTGCCAAATTGAGGTTAATAAAATGAAATCAGTAAACGAGCTAAATCAACAACTCGCGAACGCTGTCGCATTTTTGGACGAAACCCGAGCTAAATACGAAGGCAAGGCAACCATGCCAGCTGATGTAGAGGCGCGATTCGATCAAGCAGCAAACGACATGCTCGACGCGAAAAAGGAATTGGAACTCCGAGCAGAACTCGAGTCCGCACGATCATTCATGATGCAGCCAGCAAACGGTCCTGCAGTCATGGGCAGCAAGACATCCAACGATGTCGAGGACGCAAACGTTCGCGCATGGCGACAGTATCTGCGAGGCGACAGCAGCCAGGTTCAAAACATCCGAGCGCAGCAACAGGTAAACCCGAACACTGCAGGTGGATTTTTGGTCCCGACTGTAATCCTCAACGAGATTATCAAGCCAGTCGACGATCCGATTTTCATGCGACAAATCTGCCGCGTGAACACCATTCGAGGAAACGTATCTGTGCCGCGGCAAACGAACCGAGCCACATCATACTGGCAAGGCGAAGCAGAAACTGCGATTCCGACCAACGTGACCACAGGTCAGCGTGAATTCAAGCCGCACCGAGTGACTGTAAAGACTTCCAACAGCCGACTACTCATCGAGCAGTCTGTGATTGATGTCGAGCAGTGGCTGGCTGAGGAATTGGACTACAGCGTTCGACTCAAGGAAGAAGCAGCAGCCATGCAAGGAAACGGCACTGGTCAATGGCTAGGCATTTTCACTGCATCGAACGACGGTATCTCGACAAGCCGAGACATCGAGACTGCAGGTTCAGGAACCATCGCAGCAGACGACATTCTCTCGACCATGATGAACGTGAAAGCGACCATCAGAAATCGAGGAAGCTGGGTCGGATCGAGACAGTTCGTGACTACGGTCATGAAACTCAAGGACAGCGCAAACCAGTATATTTTCACCGAATCTGCTGGCATTGGAAACGTTCTCGCCGTCGGCACTCCGATGACATTGAAGGGTCGACCATTGTACGAATCGGAAAGCGCGCCAACTGTGTTCACAGCTGGCAACTATCCTGTCGTTTTCGGCGACTTCCAATACTATCATATCTATGATTTCTTGAATCTGGCGGTTCAAGTTCTCGTCGAGGATCCATACGCATCAGCAGGCGAATACGGCTATGTGATGCACAAGTTCTCGGACGGCGCGCCAGTTCTCGAGGAGGCATTCTCACGACTCAAGGTGAAAGCATAATGGCTACTTTTAACGCGTTCAACATCGTCACAGTTTTTCCTGATGCTACTGCAGCAACTACGAAAAACCTGGCTGCAGGTACGACTGACGTCAACTCCAGCAGCATCGACTGTCTAGCAGACAGCGCGCTCAACGTCGTCATCGACATGGGCGCCATCACATCGACTGGGACTGGAACATTCCAGCTGCAGCGCAGCGACAACAACTCGAGCTGGGCAAACATCGTCGGCGCCAAATACGACTACACGGATGCTGATACTAACAAAACTATCACCATCTGTTTGTCGGAATTGACCAACAGGTACATCCGAGTCGCCATCGACCGAAACACTGCGAATGCCGTCATCAGCGGCATCAAGGCGTACGCTCGACCACGCGCACTTCCAGTGGCTCAGGTGACAACTGCGAACCAAAACGCAGCAGTCGTCGTCGTCGCTGGTTCATATCTCTAACATCTGACCATGGCTTACATCTCATACACCGACTTGGCTACTTATCTTTTCGATAAGGGATTCGTAACTGCTGAAGTGTCCGACGCGGACGCGCAGCGGCTACTGGGTTCAGCCATCGGTGAATGGGAAGGGCTGGTCGGAGTCAGACCATTTCTCGCGGTTTCATCGACCAAAGTTTTTGATCCGCGAGACATCCAAGCGGATAGGCGCGGCTGGGTATTGGACTTAGCCGTACCTATTTCCGCAGCGCCGACGCTGGTCAAATCTGGCGTCAGCACGAACGTCGCAGGCACGACATTGGTGCAGTGGGACGACTGGCAACTGCCAGACTATACAGCGCCATATACGCAGCTGATTTTCAGGACCAAACCATACATCAGGCTGGAAATTACAGCGACATGGGGATACACAGACGCGAACGGCATCGACGACCAGGTGAACGACGCCATTTACTGTCTGGCGTCCGCCAGAGCTATTGAGGAAAGCCGAGGTCGAGACGGCATCACCAGTCGTCTAAAAACAGGATTGATAGAAATTTCGACACCAGATAATCCAGTGAAAGAGCTGCGGAAACAAGCTGCCGAAATCGCTCGAGGGTATTGGTTGTCGTGAGTGTCCCATTTAAGCCGCACCAGTTTCGAGTGTTCGCAGTTTCCGCGAGGTTGGGGGCGAACAATGTGGTCGAGGGATTCGCTCCAGATGCGCCAGGTATCTACATTTCAGGATGCGCACAGCAGATGTCGCCGAACGCGGCATACGATATTTTCGCTCGAGATGTGACGAACGGGTTCGCATTCTATGTCGACGTGACAGACCTGAATCGTTCGACATTCGAGGTCGGCGGAACCATAGAATGGGTCGGCGATTTGTACGCCATCGAGAAGGTTCAGACGAATGAACAGGGTCTGGCGACAGACCACATCGCAGTCTATGCGGTCGGGGTGAAACACTGATGCACTACACGGACATTTTCAACGCCATCGCAGGTCACATTAAAACAGCCTGGGACGTCGAGACCACATCGCCAGGTCGAGCTGCCAA